CGTAGTGAAGCCGGAGGTTGGGGATTTTTATCTTTTTCCATCCTGGCTGGCGCATCAGGTCTATCCATTCAGGTCCGATGGCGAGAGAAGATCAATGGCGTTCAACGTCCACTTCAAGCTGGATGGCCCAGTGAAGGGGATCAATGCATAAAAAAATTATACTGGATCTATGCGGAGGAACAGGATCATGGTCAAGGCCGTATGCGGAGAAGGGATATGATGTACGCGTCATCACCCTTCCGGATAATGACGTGAGGACGTACCATCCGCCGAAGGGCGTGCATGGAATCCTTGCAGCTCCGCCATGCGACCAGTTCAGTTTGGCAAAGACAACAGGAGCCCCTCGCGACTTGAAGGTGGGATGCGAAATAATGTTTGCATGCCTAAGGATCATCGCGGAGGCGCAGTATGAATTGGAGGGGCCATATTCGAAGGCGACAACGCTCAAGTTCTGGGCGCTCGAGAATCCGAATGGGCTGATGAAGAGATTTTTAGGGAGGCCAGTGTATGAGTTTGACCCATTTGACTTTGGGCATTCATACAGGAAGAGAACATATCTATGGGGATGGTTCAAGGACCCAAGGAGAAACCCCATTGAGTACAATGGCATGAAGTTCGATAGGCTTAAGTCAAAGGACATCGCGCCGGAGTTCTTCGGGAAGTACACACGCCAGGAGCGAAGGGCGATTACGCCGTACGGATTCGCGAAGGCGTTCTTTGAGGCGAACAGATAATGAAAAAGAAATTTTGGTTTGGGGAATGGCATTCAACTTACACTTCGTGCAACAGATTATATAAAAAATTAATTGCAGACATAGAGTGGCAAGATCCCAATAACACAGGAATAAGAGGGGAGCTTTTTGTTTTTAATGACGAAAAACAATCCTGGTTTAACTATGTGTATGATAATTATTTAGTGGACGATGATAACTACTTGAAATTTAATCGTTTGCATAAAAAACCTAGAAAATGGGGAATACGAAATTTTAGCCAAACAGGAAGTAATTATCCCTTATCATATGCTCCCTTTAATTCAAATCAATTTTTACCAATTAACAGGAAGCACGTTTTTACTTGCTTTGCTGATCAGGACGCTGTTTGCAAGGCGAAGCTTCGCCAAAAAATTAATTCATCTTATGTTAAATTCAAGTTGACGAAGGAATTTTCGGAGGATAATAACTACGTCTGCAATTATTGTGGCGCGGAAGGAAATGACGATAATCCACTCCACCTCGATCACATTAATCCCACTTTCAATCAAATATATGAGGAATATAAAATGCGACATGGTAAACTTACCCTGTTGGCAGGCAACTACGGTGTTTTTTCTAATTTTCATAACAAGAGAGCCGATTTTCAATTGCTGTGCGCAGATCCTTGTCATTTCATCAAGACACGGGAAGATCGGAGAATGAAAGCATATGGTTGATACGACAAGATACAAGAGTGTGGCTATAAGAATTCCCTACTATGACGCTTTGGTCAAGATGGGATTGAACATGCACCGTGGACCGGGACAGGAAATGATGCATATAATCAAGAAGGCGGCAGATGAGAAAGGAATAAAGATAAAAAATGCAAGAATTATTAAAAGCAATAAAAGAAATTAAGAAGATTCTTCACGGAAGTGAAGAGGCGGGAGACGACTTCCAGGAAGTCCTTAACAAGCTAAGCCAGGTTAAGGTTCACGGGGTTCAATTCCCAACGATGATGATGATGGAGATAATTGATGACTTTGTAAGGGGTTATCAGGAGCGTCAAAAGTCTTCAATGATGAAAGACTTTGATGAAAAGGAGCTGCAGGACAAATTTGCCTCAGTCTCCATGAATTGGAATAGCAAGGATACTATAAACTAATGGCAACACTGAAGATTGTAGATCTGCATCAGGTGGAGGACGGCGCCATCAATCCAAAGACAGGGTTGACGGAGAAGCCTTCATGGTACGTGAGATTCGAGGATATGTCTGATCGTGTTCTGTTTAAGTCCAAACTGCTAGAGTTGTTATCCATGGGTTTTCGCAAGACAGTGGAAAACTTTAAGGCGGGCAAGGCCACTACAAGTGCAGGTGGCGAGGCACGTTTTTGGGTAGTGGTATTCCAGGATTATGAGGTAAGGCTTCAAACCAAGGCTCAGATCATGGATGTAGTAACAGAAGGGCATAGAAACAGAGAGGATGAAGACAATGCAAGATTCGAACGAAACGGAAGAAAAGCAGAAGACGGAATCACCCTCGATTAAGTATCCGGAATGCTGGCCGATGGTCCGCATAACCTGGATGGACGCCATGGATGGCGATACGGGATGGGTGCCTCTGGGCAAAATGCGCGATGCCAAATTGGCGACGTGCGTTGACATTGGCTGGATGATACGAAATGATGAGCAAAGAGTTACAATTATGGGGTCCTGGTGCCTGGATCCGCAGGAAACAAAGGAAGAGGATAAGGAGGGGGGAAGATACATCACCATTCCTCGAGGATGGGTTAAGAAAATAGAATATCTGGAAAAAAGCTATGGACAAGTACGAGATTAACGTGTGGAAGGATGCGGAGCTGCTCAGCAAGGAGGTTGTTGAGTTTGCGTCCAATAGGGAATGCTACGAGTATGTTGTGGAGAAGCACTATGCCCCTGGAACATGGACCGGTTCGCACCAGAACAAGAACGGCGTCAAGCTCAATCGGCCACCTCTTGGAATTAGAATAACGTGGGCCAAGCTTGGTCACAACCATTACAAGCCTAAGAGACTAAGCACAGAGGAAAAGAAAATGCAGCGCGAGCTGTACGATTCAATCACGCCTGAGACAATTCAGGAGTTGGGCCCAAATGAAATGTTCGCAAAGGTGAGAAAGAACTACGGACCTAATCCAGACGCTACAGGTTACAATGAGTTTCCAGACAGAAAACCAAAGACATACATTGATGGAATTACGGGCGAAAAATATATAAAAAATGAATAAAATCTTTAAAATAAGTTTTGGTGGATCTTTAGTTAGAACCATTATCTATACAATTGGACATATGTGCATAGCCATAACCTGTCTTATGCTTATTGCTGATGTAAATTTTAAGCAGGCTTTAACAGATGCAATTGTTGAACCATTGCTTAATGGAGTGTGGTATTTTATTTTAGATAGACTATGGATTAAATATTTTTCAAATGGATAAAATAGGACTAACACCCACGCAAAAAAAGATGTATGATGTGATCGTGAAATTTATCGAAACAAATAAATACTCCCCGTCATATGAGGAGCTGAAGCAGCTGTTGGGATATAGATCCAAGTCTCCAGTTCATGGGTTAATACATCAACTGCGAAGACGAAACTGGGTAAAAATTGAAAATGGCGCAAATAGGTCAATTTCAGTATTATAAATGTGCCACTATAGTAGAATTTTTACTAAAAAAGTTTTTTTATTTTTTTTTTATACCGGGATTAGGTGGCACGGTGGCACAAATGACGATTATGACATATATTTCAATGACTTATATAGTGCCACCAATGTGCCACCACTTGTCTTCGCAAGCAACATTTTTGTTTTTTGGGAATAAATATATGAGTAAAAATTCTACTATTACAAGGAGTTATGATGGTCGATCCTAAGATAAGAAGGGAAAACACAGGCGGCACATTGGTGGCACAAAGGGAGATGTCCCTTAGGCATCCTAAGGGGGTGGATAAGCTCACTGATAGACAGCGAATTTTTGTCAAAATATATGTTGAAAATGAAGGTAGGCTAACTCCAACAGAGTGTGCAAGGCAGGCTGGATATAAGGAGGATCGTGCCAACACCACAGCTTCGGAGCTGCTGAATGGAAAGAAGTTTCCAAAGGTTGTGGATGCTGTTGTTAAAAGGCGTGCGGAATTGGAGAAGACACACGAGGTCAAGCTGCAGAAGCATGTGCAGGAGTTGGCAAGACTACGAGAGAAGTCTTTGGTTGAAAAGTCTTTTAGCGCCGCTGTTAACGCTGAACGGTTGCGTGGTCAAGCGGCAGGATTATATATTGACCGAAAAGAAATTAGGACAGGCTCAATTGACAGCATGTCGCGTGATGAGGTTTTAAAATCATTGAAGGAATTAGGATTAGATGGAAAATTTAAAGAAGACAAAAAAGGAGTGGTTCTTGAAGTTCAGGAAGAGAAACCCAATAGCGAAGGACTTAAGGACATCACCCCAGTACAGGCAGAAGATAGTAAAAGACAAGACAAAGTATGACCGTAAAGCCGGAAACAAGGCTTTGGAAAAGTTTAAAGAAATGCTTGGACGATGGTGATGGATACCTATCTTCACGCCTTGAGAGCTACGTTACTCCAGGATTCCCTGATTGCTTAATATTTCACAATGTTACAGGATTCTTCACACTTGAGCTGAAGGTCGTCAATCGTAGCAATAAAATAACTATTTCACCCTTCCAAAATGCATGGAATTCTGTTCACTATAATCATGGTGCACCAGTTTACATCCTAGTTGGAGGGCTTGCCAAGGGCCACGTCAAATTGTTTTCAGGTGCGTGGACCGCGCATCTTGGCCAAAAGAGCGTGGATCAAGTACCCGGGTTATACGAGGGGGAGCTAAGGGCCCTCGACCTATGTCAAGTGATTTCAAACTCCCAAACTCCCTAATTGTGAATAAACTGTGAATAAGTTGTGGATAACTCGCAGCTGGGCGCCCGGCGCGCGCCGGGCGTTTCCCAAACTCCTGAACTCCCGGAAAACAGCCAAATACTCTCTGAACTTATCCCCAGCTGCATGGACCGGGATACATGCTGCGTCAGGAGATGATTACGAAACTCCGAAACTCCGCGGAAAAGCTATAACATCTAGTGATGGAGGTGAGCCTGAAGCGTTCACCAGGGGCCCGGGATCCAGTCCCGTGCTTCAGGAAAATAGTTGAAAAGAGTTCTTGCTTTGTGGATAAGTTTCTGATATAATACAAATAGAAATAGAAGGTTGGCACACTTGTAATAATACCTTGGTAGCCCTTCTATTTCTTATAAATAGAAAGAGAGCAAAATATGGTAGTAGACCACGAGATTAATATAGCACTCAATAGGATTGCTGATGCCATTGAAGAGAATGGCGAAACTTTAAAACGAATTGCAGACCATTATGACGGGGTTGTTCCTGTTATGACACGCAATCAAAAACGAGCTGAATCATTAGCCGAGGAACAAGAAAGGAGTTTTGGGCAACAAGTCAAAGATATATTTAGACCTGTAGAGAACTAAGCTCAAGGGGGAGTTTAGGCTCAAACTCCTAAACTCCCCCATTGTGAACAAGCTGTGGATAACCTGGGGATAAGTTCCCGGGCTGGGCGCCCGGCGCGCCCGGTCAAACTCCCAAAACTCCCCAATGAAAAATTACCGTTTTCTGGGGTTTTTGTTGGAGCTTCAGGTTCCCGGGATCCTGCTACGCAGCTTCAAACTCCCAAACTCCCCCAGTAATAAATCGCAGAAGTCCGCGGTTTTTTGCGTGTGGACTGCGGCGCGCCGGGCGCCCGGTACTTTCCTCCACGGAGAACGGCGGATTTCCGCCAGGTATTTTTTGCCCGGGGTCTTGACAACGCCAGTCGAGATGGTTATATTAAGATGAGGGTAGAGAAAGAGAATTAGAATTTGTTGAATTTCCTGTTATTATTGCTGGTTCCTGCCAAATTTGCAGTTGCGTGCATCCTGATTTACCTGTTGCTGCAGCTCTGGCTGCGTTAGAAACTCCAAACTCCCAAGCTCCGGCCTCCCAGTCCTTCGGTCCTGGGATCCTGTTGGATGTCCGACCGGGATCGCCCGGCGTTCCTCCCTGACAGGAAAAGTTATCCCCAAGTTTCTGAATTGGCCATTGATTTCTCTTTGGATTCGTAGTATAATGGGAACAGAAATAGAGCGCAGAATAGTCATCTAGCGCCGAAAGGTTGGAGCTCTGTATTATTCTCTCTCTGTTTCTCCGAAAGGTTAAAAAGATGGTTCCTACAATGCGGAAGAAAAACTATCTAGAGGCGACTTACGAGTCTTCCCTCGCTAAGAGCATAAGATTTGGCTGTTAAAACGGTTTACCTAGTGATATCCCAGCCAATAGGGGCAAGTTAAACGGAGTTATCCGGCTCTTGCCCCACTAAACCCCAAACTCCTAACCCTTATCCACACAATCCACAGACTTATCCACAGGCCAGCCGTTAGCCCGGCGGGCGCCCGGGAAAACTCCAATCTAAAACTCCTGAAACTCTTGACTTCCATTGGGGTTTGTGATGTCCAGCAACCGCCCGGGGCAGCGGGCAGCTGACGGCAAATTTTCGGCGTAAAAAAAGGGGCGATAAATCGCCCCTTATATCGACTATGGTCAAAGGATAGTATTACATAGTCAAACCTAATCTTTGCAATAAATAGCCTACTTCAGATTGCAAATGAACTATTAAATCCTTCCTGTTGTTTGTGTCTTTAGCAACCCATTCTATTATTGCGTTGCACAATACACCACTAATCAGCTTCCAATCCAAGCTATCCTTATTGGGAACTTTGCTAATTAATGATTCCAAATCGCCTACTGCGTTTTGATCTTTTGCATATTCCACCACTTCTTTGAGAAGTGGTGAAACATCAACCTTATTGATTGTTGTTAAATTGTTTACCATTATGAATTACTCCATTCATTTATCACCAAACCAAGCATTAATCCATTTATGACAAGCATAAATTTATAAACTATAGTATTGGTAAATTGCCAATCTATTGACAGTAGGCAAACGTTGAAGGTCAATAGCATTAAAGCTATTGACCAAATTAAAGTTATTGTATTGAATTTCATACAGCTACTCCATTTAATTCGATTACAGTATTTGGATTGACATTTGCCCAACGTCTATGCTGAGGTAGTAATCCATTGCCAACTCTGTAAACTAACACATAGTCGTTATGCTCTTTTACATTGGTTGGAACTGGGTTGTTAGTGTGTCGCCACGCATAACCCCCTAGAATACCTCTTTTAATTTTAGAGGTAGTTCCTGCATTATTAATCCATTTGCAAGAAAAGAAACCCATACCAACTTGAGTTTTAAATTCAGATTTAGTCATATACTATCCTTTCTATTTCTAATTATCTTATGTCATAGTTCAATATCATTGTCTTGTTGTATTATTGCAACAATGTGGACAACCTGTGGATAAGTCGCCCGGGTATGTAGTGGCTCTTGATTCGAGGCATACCATATGCAGCGGCGCCCGGGGTACTACATCTTGTGTTGTATTTTTGCAACACTACTACATGCGGCGCCCGGGATCCTCGATCGCGCATAGTGAAGCGCCCGCTCTATCTGCGGGAATCGACATATCGAAGGGGGTAACCCCCCCTTTTAAAGAAGGGACTCCTAGAATTTTGGCGAACAAGGATTGAGAGTGACAAACACCCCCTAAAACGTTATAATAGCGAAGGGGAAAAAATTTTTAAAAAATGGAAAACGTTTCTAATCTGGAAAGCTTGGATACCAACACTCTGAAGTTGATTCTCAGGAAAGCTCTTGTTGAGAAACAGGAAAAGGGTCAAAAGGACTTTTTGCAGTTTGTTAAAATGGTTTGGCCTGAATTTGTCCAAGGGCATCATCACAAGGTCTATGCTGAGAAGCTGAATCGCGTCGCGAACGGAGA